AATCTCAAAGCTGCCTTCCGGTAATGTGATGTTTTTTACGACACACATCTCTGAAACAATAAAACAAAGATACGATAAACCCTCTGTTGGATGTATTTCTGACTCAAATGGTCTTGGAGAAGCGGTGGAGGTTATGGGAAGGTGTGAACATTCAAAGTCTACAAACTTTTTAGCACCTGGTATAGAAGAAAGTTATTTCGCATTCAATCATTATTTCGATTCTCGTATACAATCAGGAGCAAAGCCACTCACGTACGTTAGGAGGGAGGGATTTGATGATAATCTACACACGTTTGAGAGGGGTTCTGCAATTCGTCTGAAAGTTTCGGAGTGGCTAAACATTACAGGAATTGAACTCGATAAACCATACAATGAACAGAATGTAGATGGTTTAGATACTACAGGTTTCAATGGTGTTGGGACTCATATTGATAAATACCCATACGTGAGAACCAGTGGATTGCGTTTGAATATAGAGGTCAAGTATCATAACTTTCACCTTGACCGAGAATTACATACAAATATAGGGGGTGAAGATGTGTACGCTGTCGTTACAGTATCCCCCAAAATCGGTTGGTTCTCCAAGGGTGATGAAATATTGTATAGCCAAGAAGGTGGTGGTGCAGCATTTGACATAAACAACCCAATTAATTTGACAAGTGGACAACCAAATGGTATGTATTATGATTTTTACAGGTACGGTATATTATTCGATATACAACAAACTGGATTAGTCGGAGAAATAGATTATCTTTTCATCCTCATGCAATTCACATCTGGTATTGTTCTATTGGGACTTGCTACTACACTCGTTGGCTTCATTGCTAAATCTGGTTTAGGTGACAAGTCTGACTTATATAGGGGTGCCATGTTAGAGTTGTTCGACGTCCAACGTGAAGCTGCACGGTACGCTACCCAAGCGTGTGTTGCCACCAAAAGTTTTAAAGATGCCGACAATGATGGTAGAGGTGATTTAGATTTCGATGAGTTGAGAACTCTCATCAAAGAGTCTTTCGCTAAAAGCTATTTAGATGATGACACTAATGACCACTTTAACGAAAAAGAAATTACTGCAATGGCGTATTACCTCATGAGAGCAGCAGACGAAAACTTAGATGACAGGATTTTAGAACAACGCGAGAAAACACCCGAAGAGTTGAAAAATTCAACGATATCATTACATGAATGGCAAGAGTTATCTACAACAGGTGTTTTTACTTTTAAAGATCTTAAATCTACATCAAAAGAACAACTCGAGGCAGCTGGATGGAAGAAGGGTATCTTCCCACAGAGAGTTAATAAAAAATAACTTAAAAATACAGTTCTTTACAATAGTAATGACAACTATTGCTAAGTTTCTGCTTTCCCCACTCATTTCCAGTAACGGGAAGTCTAAGGGGACGAAGTCTTCCCTGTTAGATTATCCCCCACCCCCCACCAATGTAAATTCGGAATGGAGCTTTGGTCCTTACTCTTGGAAAGTTACGGTTCTAGCTCTCGACAAGGATGGTGCTGTCGATAAGACGTTTATCGGTTACAGTCAGAATATGAATATCACAGACAGGACTAGAAGTGCATGTGATAGACATAAAAGGGTTGGAACTACGTGTGGAGAACCCCAGATGGCCATGAAAGGTGGTGAATGTGATGAAGTCATTCTCATGAAATTGAGGAATGATTCGAAATTAGTTCCAGTCTTTTGAAGTTACACTTCTTCTATCCCACCGAGGTAGTAGATACGCCGATTAATTTTTCTTAACAGATTTTTACTTTCGAGATACGCGACATGTGATCCACGCACAAAGACACCTTCGTGTTCTATACGTATAGACATATACTGTGTGCTATTTTCCTGACAATATGTTGAACGACTGCTGGTGTGCTCGTCAGATTCAAGCATACAATCTAGCACGATGTCAAGTGGACCCATGTGTTCAACGATAGATTCGAACGCTTGGGTAGAATCTTCCACACACACTGGTAAAAATGTAATCATCACACGAGGTTTTTCCATTTGTGATACCATCTTTCGTGCATCCTTATAGTTCTGTGAAATGTGGAGACGATGCTCCTCCCTAAGTCTCCACCCTAACCTTGTTCCTATCCCCTGGAGTGAACAAGGTGTGACAATCCCCAACGACATACTACTATTAATTGTGATTTATATTTATGTTCTTCGACGAACATCCGCCCACCCGTGAATACTTATGTCACTCTCTTCACACCATGGATATATTTCGTCTTCACCCCCTACAAAGTTGAGGGCACGCACATCGTTGTCAATACACCTGTCACATATGGACTTATTGTCGTCTATGATGAGACCTATATTGAGAGCACGGCATATATCCGCCTTATGTATTTCATTGGGTGTGTAACTATTTGTGAGTATGACATCATCGAATATACCGGGAAAGTATGTATCTATCCACGCTTCAGTTTCTTCTCGAGCCATGTCTTGACGTCCAGTGAGGACATACATTTTTTCGTAGCGCTGTTTTAGGTTAAACATTGCCATTTGGGATCCAGGTATAGGTGTAAGATCCACAAAGTCTTGGGATTTATAAAAATCTCGGACCATTTTTTGAGAAGTTGATTCGTCTACTTGAAATATTTCACGATACACGTAGTTATATTTGGGTTTCGTCCTCAATTTATGCACTTGGTGGTGATGTTTTGCCATAGGGAAGAGAAATTTTACCAAAACCTCATCGACATCAATGGCCACCCTGTTCATTTATTTACTTGTAGATATAATTGTCACAAATAAATTCTCAAGTAAAAATAGATGTCATTGATTCCTGTTGTGAATTATGGCAGAATGGAGCGACTTAGACCAGCAGAAAGCAAAACGATGCCCATGAATTTGAACACGTTCTGTGTGCTATTTATTGTCGTGTGTATTCTATGTCTATATAAGAGATCGTCGAATATTAGTCAAGAGAGGAGGAAATATAAAACATTTTAATAACAAATTGACTATTCTACTGTGTCCACGATTTTGTATTTGAGACAGTCACCCGGGGAGAGATAGATATCCTTCCTCATCAACTTTTTGAATTTACGCTCGGGTATCTTCGTCTTGGAGAGATACATGTTTTTCAGCATCTTCATAAACTTGGTGCTCGACTTCAGTTCATGTTTGAGTTCTTGAAAGTTACCCCACATTTCTGTAGAGATTTGGTGAATGAGGACGTATGCGTTCCTACCCATTCGCCTTTCAGAACCCCCGAGCAACATGAAAGTAGCGGCGCTACAACAGGAACCCTGGGCAATCGTGATAACCTTCACACGAGAAGACTCCAAAACGTTCATCATTGTCATACCTGCAAATATACAACCCCCATCACTCATGATGTGGACCCTAATGCTTGGTTCGTATCCAACGAGTTCAGCTTTTCTCGTAAGAAGTTCGATCTCCAACTTCTTAAATTTCTCAACGAAGTCCAGAGCATTGTCACGATCCACATCTGCGTAAAAAAGAATTTCGTTGCCGATAACCTTCACACACTCAGAAACTTCCTCTACTTCTTCTTCCTTCGTAGACATTCTTCAGTGCCTTCTTTACTTTAGTCACGTCTCTTGACTTTAAGTTGTTACCAACCGCGAGATGGTTGATCACGTCAAAATCTTGAGGTGTTATTCCGTACTCCACGAGTTTACTTAGGTCCCCTTTTTCNGCGTAATTCTTTAGGAGGCACAATTCCTCTGTACCGAGACCCAATCTCGACTTCTTCTTTATCTCCTCAAATTTTTGCTTTCTCATCTTATAGTTTCCCAATTTGGTCCAACAGCTTCCAGGTCGTATCTTCTCCCTCTCTAGGGGTTCACCCATGGCATGTTTTGGAATAGTCAACGCGTGTAGGACGAAATATGGCATGAGATTCCACATTCCTTGCGAATATATGTGGGTGTCGTAATAGTCTGCATCTGAAAATGCCATGGTTATTTTTTGAACATTGACACCTACAGAGTCTAGGTAGTTTTCCTGAAAAATGTCCCAGATGTGACCATGCTCTGATATGCTGTCATGTATCTGTATAGGGTTCGGATCACAAAGAACGTCGGCTATGAACTCTTTGGGTGTTTTGAAATCGTCCATCATGTCATATCCATCTGAATACGATAGGAAGTTTCTTATATTTCCATCACATTTAGCAGCAGAAGCCTCTATCAGGGGGGTTATCTCATCCACGAGGGTCAATAACACTTCTGGTTTATGTTTGGGAATGAAGACAGTTTCAAAATTGGGGTACATACACATGTTGGTCGTAGTTATCAACAATGAACCCCGTGAGATTCTGTCACCATCAGAAACCTTTTCAACTATGGGTTTGAACGTGGGGTCGTAGTCGTCTATGTATACATGTTTTGTAGATGGTCGTATGAATGGTAAAAACAGGGACTTTGCTTTCATATGCTCACTTAAAAGTTCAACAGAGTTGAAACCCTCTAACACTTCTCTCAAAATAAATGATTTACCCACACCGAGAGCTCCACATATGAAAACATTCTTACCCTCCCTAATCAATTTCCGTATCAACTCTATTTTTTTTGTGTGGATCGTGTAAACCTTTTCTACTTTTTTTTGTCTGATAACTTTAATGAAAGAGTCCATCGATGATCTTACTAATCAAGCAATAGATTTAGTGCTCGAGAATGACGCACTACATAAACGTATCGTAGAACCTTTAAAAAGGAAAATTTTACCATACGTTGCGTGCACGATTGTTACCAATTTGCTCATGTTTACTCTTTTGATATACCTTGTTCGGCGTCCTCTAGTTCTTCAGAGGATTGTATAGAACCTTCTTCTACCTCTTCCTCTGATTCTTCGTTGTCAGAGGGTGCTATCATTTTACCAAACCTTTCGAAAGGGGTGTTCACGGTGATGGCCCTAATCGGTTCAATCGTTTTCGCCGTCTTTAAGAATGGAATCGGTCGCACAATAAGAATTTCAGGCTTCGTAAACTTACCATCACCGTAATACTCCTCGTCGAAGCTGACTAATATATTTTTTGGGATAGAGGGGGACTGCTCGAGAAGGCTATCGTAGATAGTCTTACAGTCTTCCACAAATTTCAAACCCCCCTTCGTACGTTCTTCTCTAGGAAGTGCTAATTGTAAACGGATGTTTCTCGAAAGATTACCATGCCCTAACGCAGCAGTCCTGTGATTCTCCATGAGTTCATTAATTTTTAAAAACTGCATTATTGTAGCGATGAGACCTGCGATGAGATTCATACCACCAATGACAGCAGGTGCACCCCCTCTGATACTCTCGGGTAAAGTGCTCTGGGCAAAGTTCGCAGTTCCCGTGATAGTTGACAAAACAATGACTGGCAGATTAAATCGCAAACTCATTCTCTTATACACCAAGAATGCGCGGTGATGCATGTATCTGTAACAGGCTGACTGCTCACCCCATTGGCGCAGTATATTTTCGTGATGTTCGTTCCACGCCTTGGCAATATCTTCCATTTTTATATCTTCGCTCATCTTATAGTAGATGAATTTTATTTTTATCATTCATTTTGTTTTCCTACTTTGGATACTGGTAACCCCGTTCCTAAACGACAGAAGAAACCTAGAGTTCTACTCCATGATCATTCCATTCATCTTCTATCACTGGTCTGTAAACGACGACACGTGTGCACTGACTCAGGCTGAAATGGCTATAACTGGCAAACACAAGGATGAAACCTTCATGGGTCGTGTAGTTGGACCCATATACAAAATGGAAGAGAATGATGTGAACAAGATGACCAAGACTATGTTTTTTGCCCTTTGGGCTCTTGTCCAATACAGGTTAGGGCACTTTAACCTGTTCATTGGTGATCTCAAAAAGATATTTAAGGGTGAGAAGATATAAATTAACGAGATGGACGAACTTACACGTGAGAGACGAGACCTATATTTCATGTACATGAACATGACCCAAGTATACGAATACATGTCTGAATGCTTACAGTGCAACAGTGACCCTAAATTTAGACAGGATATGTCAAGGAGGATCGAGAGAGAGTATGATAGCATGAGAGAGGACTATGATGAGAAGATTTGTCGAGTCACATCTAGAATCGACTCACTTCTTCGAGTTCCTCGTTAATTTTTGAATTCAATCGAAAAAGAATTCAAAAATACACTTCACGAAATCAATTTAAAATCTATTCTGAATCTCTTGGAAGCTATTTTGAATCTTTTCATTCAAATTTGAATAAATTGTCAGTATAGAATAGACTATGAGTGTTAATCAAGATGAACCACCTTGTGAATGGTGTGAAAAACAAGAAAAGTTGCTTATAAAATGGGCTGAAAAGGCGGCTGGTTATCGATGGCTGCATAACCACGCACGTCTATTCTATAAGAAACAGAATGACTGGTTAGCCTACCCGAGTATAGTTATAGCGAGTATAACAGGGGTTGGTGGTTTTGCAGTGTTAAATCCAAGTGGGAGTGAGGATGTTTCAACTGAAACAAAAAACAATATCATGATCATCCAGTATTTCTTTGCATTTCTCAATGTTTTGGGGGGTATCCTCACATCTATCAGTAAATTCAGCCAAAGTTTAAGTCTTTCAGAAGCACACTCAGCACAGTGTGTGCAGTGGTCTAAATTCTACAGAAGCATTGACATGGAACTTTCTCTCGATGTCAAGCATAGGGATAACGTGGTTGAGTTCATCATGAAATGTAGGGAAGATTATGATAAACTACTCGATGACTCACCTGATATACCCTCTATAACAATTCAAGCTTTCTTGGTCCAGTTCCCAGATAAAGAGAACAAACCTGACGTGTGTAATGGTCTAAGTATCGTCGTAAATGATGACGCTGCATCTGTCAGTGGCTCTGGTCGTGCGGTGTCTAGGTGGATCGGGGCCTTCCAGAACATTAGAAGAAGAAGTAGAGATGGACAATTACAGAGAGTTGATTCTGTTTAATTTTCTTAGTATACTATAAATGTCTATGAAAATTGTAGCCTTCTTAGTGACGACCATCGTATATGGTTTCATTTACATGATTATGGACAGGGTTGACAAGAAGGCGT